ATGCCAAACTCTGATTTGCTCCCTTCCCTACTGTTCAAGCTCAACGAAAACCAACTCGCCCTGGAAGCTGCCATCTTGGAACTGTCGAACTGGGTCGAGCAGCGCGGATCGGCCGATGTCGCCGACAACGTGCGCGGAGCCCTGGAAGCCATCGACAAGAACGAAGAGTTCATCAAGATGACGCTCGCGCTGATGATGGCGCCGGTATGACGGCTATCAGCCACTTCGGTCTATCGGTGCTTGTTGACTGATTGCTATAAAGCTTAAATCTGTTATTGTCGATGACGAACCGTGAATTGGCCGAAAGCTTACTCACAGTGGAAGAAAACCACATAATCTGACGAAATCGGAGTAATTCCTCATGCACACCCCTACCTATTCGACTTTATTCTCTTGCCTCTATGACGAACCAGAACCAGTAGGACACCTCGGACGAGGGTCGCACTACTCGGTATTTCGATCTGTAGAATGGCTAGACGTAATTCGATCTCCTCTCGCAGTCCCTCAGATTCATGATTTCGCGGTAATTTGGGACGAAGACCATGACACTCGAATCATTGAAATCATCGAAGCCATATATATGGCAGGTTTGTTTTCACCTATACAGTTCATTGGCGAGCGTAAGGGGACACTGACGGTCATAGTTGCCGCTAAATTCTACTTCAACGGAAGCGACGCCGATCTCGAATCCTATGAGCGGCAGCTTCAGAAAATTTGCAATAACCCGAGCCATGGCGACTGTTGGCCGGTCGAAGTAGGTATGTTTGACCGATCTCCTGGATCACCGCATCAAACGGAGTTGCACAGTTTGATAAGCGCGGAAGAGCACCGTGTCATTACGTATCTCCGAAATATTGACTCGCTTTGGCGGCTTGGAACAAAACCTTTCGCTCCAAAGGTTCACCCAGTTACCTTCCCGTCATTGCCGTCAATCCCGCCATTGCCACCTTTTTCGTCGACCCCACCAATTCCACCACTGCCGACAAAATCGCTGTTCCCAAAAGCGTAATTTAGTCAGTGGCGCGATTCATAACGCCATTCGCTCCAATTCATAAAGCCCCGCTTCGGCGGGGCTTTTTACATAAACTGCGTTATTCGCAGTCGGTGGGCATTTCATCGTTTCTCACGTCCGATCGCCACGCCTCAACCACTGTACATCCAAACAGAACAAATAGGTCTGATCGCGAGCCCACACTCCCCATGATATAAACACAGGCACTGAATTAACCCTGAAGGTTACCTATGCCAATCGATAACGACCTAGCCGAACGTCACATTTTAGCGATTGATGCATCAATCGCAGAACTTTTTGACTTAGAGTCACGCACTGCCGAGCCAGCTCCACTGCCTCACCAGTTCATTGGAACAGTTGTAGACAACACCCTCACCCTACTTACCGCCCCCGCTAACTCCTTAGATAACGCTGGGCGCGTGGTTTCTATTTCAGACACAGTAAACTGGCTTTCAGTCATGCAAGCAGTTCATCGGAGTTTCTACTCTTCCATACTTTTGGCTGTTGAGAGAGGGCTCAAATCTATTTGCGACCAACATAATGTAGAAATAGATTGCAAACGCAAACTCACCTTCGAAAACCTGCTAAATATAGTCGAGACTGAAACCACACATTCACCGGAAACAACCAAAGCACTGAAAGAACTAAGAAACCTAACAAAATCGAACCGTCCGGAATTTAGCGACTACTTAAATACCGCACTTAACACAACTGCACTCAACAAAAAAACAAAAACCGAGTGGCGAAATTTTTTCGCAGGGCTTTCAATCGTCCGAAACAAGGTTTCACACTCAGATCCGACCCTAAGCGAAATAGAACAATCCAATCTGCGCAAATGGGGTTTCTCACCTCTAGTGTCAGACGACGGGATTCTAAAAATAAACCCCCGCCACTACACACAAACAGTAAATTCTATCCTTGATTTCTTCGACATACTGCAAAAAAACACACTACCCGCTCAAAATTAGTAGTTTGTTTAAAATTATAGAATTTTCGGAGTATCGGAAATTAAGCTACTTCTATTTTCGTAGACGCTGGACGTTGAGGCATCGGCACCGGCCACTCATTTCATTTCGGCGATGAGACCTTTTTGGCATACGCTTGACACGCCTCCAGCGCAATCAGTCCTTGGTCACCGTCGTCGGTGATTCCGATAATTCGTTGAGCATGCGCTGGGTCAATTCGGGCGCGCGCACCTCCATGAACCACGCCGCCGGCGCCGGTACCGGCTGACATTGCACAGCCACCGGCTGAATCCGTGGCGTCGAGAAGGACTGACAGCCGCAGATCAGAAGTGGCAAGGCGATCGCGCAGGCGCGCCTGGTTCGCTTGAGCATTGCTCAACTCCTTGTAGTGGATTTGTTCACTGGCCGACAGGCGCTGCTCGAGTGCCAGGCGCTTGTCCAGATCGGCGCGCACCTGAGCGGCGGCCGTGTTGCTGATGGTGTCCAGGTCGGACTGGTGCAGCCCTGCCTGCTCAGCGAGCTGCTTACCGTAGCGCCAATCCTGCACCTTCCACACGCCACCAGCGGTGAATAGCAGCAGCGCCAGCACGCCCACCAGCGCCAACTTCAGCGCGGCGGGGTTCATGGCACATCCTTGAAGAACACGTGGTGACCGAGCCTCAACGTCTCCTTGGCGCCTTTCACCCAGGCCGGCGCCTTGATGGTGGTCGCGTAATAGTGTGTGGCACCGCCGGTGGGATCCGGCACCTTTCCATCGATCACCTGGTCAGCGGCAATCCGCGCCTGCGCGAGCTCGCGGAACGGGATCTGCTTGGCGCCACTCAGGTAGGCGAAGTTCGGGTCGTTCCTGTTCCAGCAGCTGAACTGGTACGGCTTCTGGCACACACCGGCATAGCCCTCCCCCCACCACGACTTGTCCTTGCCGTCGTTCACGCGGTTGCGGATGGTCCAGGCCACGGCGATCTGGCCGGCCAGGGATTCTCCGCGGGCCTCGCCCCACAATGTGCGGGCGAGGATGTCGCGGTCTCTCTCGGATACGGTCATCACTTTTCTCCAGGCAAAAAAATCCCGCTCGATGGCGGGCTCTGTCTATGTGGTCGCTCAAGTTGAGCGGCTGTAGAATCGATGTTTTACGAGAACGACAGCCAATGCTTAATTCGATCCATGCAAAGGGACTTATCTTCGCGGCTTTGGCTTGCGTGCTTTTTATCGTTTACAACGCAAGGGAGGCTGAGTCATTCAACGTTTCCGAAGGCAGCACTGTAAAGCTGTCTGACAGGGCATTCCCCTGCAAAACAGAGAAAGACCTTTCAGCGGCACTTGATCATTTTATGAGAGGGGAAAACGGTGCTCAGCAAGAAATGATCAGCAGCGGAAAATGCTTTTCTGCCGCCAAGAGTGATTCGATAACTTCGTGGAAGACCGTCAGTTACAGCGGCCGCTTTTGGTCCATTCAAAACTCAGAGAGCACAGAGCGATACTGGGTTCTAGCTGAGTGGCTGAAGGTCAACTAGTTGGTGATTCGGGCCAATCTGGCTCTGCTACCTTCAGGTCAATCGCGTTCAGCGCTCTTACATAGGTTTGCCATGCTTTGGCTGATGCAATTTCTTCCGTAGTTGCATTGGCAAGCTGAAGCGAAACCAGCAGCGGTGTCATCGAGGCCGAGGCGAAACTCAGCAGGTTGTCGCGATGAGCCGTATTTTTTTCAATGATTTCCTGTTCGCTTGGAATGTGAGGTTTCGGGGCTGACAATTTCTCGCCGTCATAGATCCAGCCTGCTTCTGGAGATGGCTCAAGATCAGTGATCTCAACAAGTGTCGCAACAAACTCTTCCGTGAATCTGCGCTCAATTTCAATCTCAGCGCCTTCATCATCAACCCTTGGCGGGATGACTTCCACTACTTCCCCTGAGTCAACGCGCGCATAGACCTTCATCATGCATACTCCCAAACAATTACAATTCCCGCCTTGCCGGGTTTACCTCTTGCGGCAGAACACTTCCTCGGGCGTCGAGGCGCGCTAGCTCGACCGACATCCCATCCAGAAGGTCGTGGAGTGTAGTGCCGGGGTCACGCGGGAAAGCTTGGCCCGGTGGCAGCAGCGCTTTCAGCTGCTCCCTGTATTCAGCAGCTGTTGGCATTGCGCCTCCTACAGGCTGGAAAAGGTGAGTGTCCCGAGAGTCGCCATCTGACCCGTGGCGTACACCACATCGGCCGTTGGCGAGACGATCTGGTTGTTGTCCTCGCCAGCAGCCAGAGACACCGACTCACGCAGCCGGCTAACAAGAATCGTCCCGCCAGGTGCTGAGTCACGGGCTATGAGGTCTGCCAGTTCCGCTCGCACCGCGTTTTGAACAGCGGTGGTGTTTGGAGAAAGTTTGATGTTCATGTTCAGCGGACCAGCGACTGGGGCCGCGACATAGACCTCCGCAGTTACCGGGCGGCGTGCATTGATGTAGGCCTGCACTGCGGCGACCTTGGCCGGCGGCGGGATGATGGACACTTCCTCGTCACAGACGAACAGCACCGTCACGGTACCGGCCCCCATTTGCAGTGGGTATATCCAGACCCGGGTAACTCCCGAAACTTCAAGCGCCCATAATTCATAATCAGATTTAGCGCCGCCGTGCGGTGGTTGTTGGATCCGTGCAAGCAGGCGCGCGAGCAGCCTTTCGTCGGACTCAACATCAACACCGCCTTCGAGCTTGGTCGCAGTCGTGGCCGTGGATTGAACGCCGGCGATTGGCGAAAGCAGGAAGATCGGCAAACCAGTACCGAAGTTACCGGCCTCTCCCGCCTCAAGAGCCAGAACAGGAACGATCAGCGGCCCACTGCCAAACACCGCATTGCCGAGTACCTTGTATTGAACGCCGTCCTGGCGCTGCACAATGGTTCCATTGGGGATGGTGGAGCCGGTCTTTCCGGAAAACGCAACCTGACCACCAGCAAAGCCGGCAGTCTTGCGAATCACCTTCCAGATTGCGGCCCAGCGCTCCAGATGTTCCTTCTCGGCGGTGTCGATGATCGACTGCCTGGCGATCCAGTCCAGGTAGCCATACAGCATGTGCACGGCACCGGCTTCGGATTGACCAATGACCCCGAGCAGTGAGCGCCGAAGCACCGCGCTATCGACGCCGGTCACCCGGCTACTGATATCTGTAATTACGCGGTTGATCAGTTCGGTCAGTGTGGGTCTTGCGAATGGCATCAGGCAGACCTCTTCGCGGCTTGAGCCGCCCATTCGTAGTTGAATTGATAGCGAACCGGGGACCCGGTTGGTCGGAAAATATCGACGACGATCAGCATCCAGCCTTGGGCAATGAATTGCGCAGTGACCTCGACGTGGGTTGCGACGAGGTCCTCTACCATCCAGGCCAATGCTTCTCGGCAGTACTGCTGGGCACGGCCAAGGACCTGCGGCAACTGCTTTTCGCGAGCCAGTAGCCACAACAGTGAACCGGTTTGGTCAGAGGGTGTAGCGTTGGCGATGTCACCCCAGTAGCCGCGCAGGTCATCCTGCGGAAGCTCGACAGGGATCTGCTCGGAGCTGGCCCGGCGATCAGTAAAGAGGCTAATGATTACCGCCGTCTCCAGGCCGTCATCGCGCTGCAGGTCGAAGCCGGACACAACCAGTGCCCCGCCGTTTTCAGTCATTACCATCGCGGCATCGGCCATCAGACAGGCACTCCTGATCCACCAGCGCTATGGGTATGGGTGCTGTCGACTCGCTTGCCGTTGTTCGTAATGGTGCCAGTGGTGGTGATGTTGCCGACCACCTCGAGGTTACCGATCATTTTGATCGTCGGCGCCACCACTTCAACGTGCTGAACGGCCGTGATCTTCACCATTTCGCGTAGCAGTTCGATCTTGTTGCCCTGGTCGTCGTAGATGGCCACTTCGCCAGCCAGCAAAGGGATTCGATACCGACGGTCATCGACCACCAGCACAATCCCTTGCTCACGGTTACCCCCATTGAATGCGACAGCGCAGTCACCGCCCAGCGGGTGGCTGGTGAACCCGTAGTTCTGCATGTGCTCCAGCCCGTCGCGCAGTTCACCCTTGAGTAACTCGACCTGCACTTGCTGTCGCGGGCCGGTGTCGGTCACCGCGCGCAAAACCCCACGGCCGAACATCATCATGACCCGGTTTAAAACATCGTTCATTTCGGCGGTTCCTCTTCCCCAATGGCCTCAGCCCAGATGTTCCGTTTACCGGTTTTTCCGGCCTTAGTTTTTTTCGCTTCCTTCCCATCTGGTGGCTCGGGATCGAATGCCTGAGGGCTAACGATTTCGAGTTTGGAGGTGGTGCCGCCCTCGCCTCGTTCATAGGTCACTTGGCGGATGAGCATCCAACCATCCATTCGAAGCCAAGACGACCGCACATAGACCAGCAGTCCCGGCTCCCACAGTGGCCCGCCTGGACTCTGTCGCCAGCCTTGTACGGAAATGCTCGCGGCTGCGGCCTTGCCGATTCGGGTATTCGCTTCCCATGTCGCACGCGCGTGGAGACTTGAGGAGGTCCCGCCTGTTTCTGCAACCAGCAGCATTGGCCGATAGCGCTTGATCCCGCTGTCGGTGACAGCCCCCTCGATGTGAGCTTCTGTTTCGCCAGTGCTGTCGGGGCTGTAACTGGCTTGGCCTTTCACCAGGTAGTTACTGAAGCGCTGGCTGTGGTCGAGCGTACCGCTCGCATTCAGGATGTTCTCGCCTTGAACCAGCGAAGCGGATGCACGACGAACCCCGGCTCGGGTGATCAACAGCCCACCGGCCCCGTCGGGCATCAACAAGGCCTTGCGTTGCCGTGCATACCGCTCGATTGCCTTGAACGCTGTCTCACCCTGTTGCAGCTTGCACACTGCGAATGGCTCGCCCACATCGATATCAGCGATAACTGTCACACCGAATGGGGCGGCGAGGATCTGGGCGAACTTCAGCAGGTTGACGTTCTTCCATTCGTCTGGCGTATGCACGGCGCTGCAATCGACCAGATCGGCAACTTTGTCGCGGCCTTGGATATTGATGCTGTGGTCCGTGGCGCTGTAGGACGGTTTGAAGATATCGACATAGCCAACGACCATCCGAAAGCTGGCCAACCGCACTTCACAGGCATCGCCAGGGAGAATCGGCCAAGGCTCGACCTGCGCGGCAGTGCCCTCGTTACCCTCCCACCTTTCGGTGAGTGTCGCGGTGAACGCTGTGGTCGCCGCGTCGATTGCCCGAGTGACGCCGATGGACGTCCAGCCGGAGTAGTTCATTCCGTTAACCAGCAGTTCGAGGTCATCCATCTGCAAGCACCTCTAGCTGGTTGCCCCCCATCAAAAAGCCAGGATGCCGGGGCTCATTGCGTTTCGTGATTTCATCGGCCCGACCTGCATCACCATAAATCTGATACGCGACCAGCAGCGAAGGCACCGGCATCACCTGCAACTCGGTATACGTGTCGATGGCGAGAGCCGCGCGCACCATACCGGCGAGCATGGAGCCGGCGCCGAACTGGGTATCCGCTTGGGCGGCACTGGTCACGCGAATCAAGGTGTTGGCCACGGCGAGGCCGGCAGTCAGCTTCTGCCCGATCAGCAGGCGGCGATAGGTGACCGACTGCGGGCCGCGAACGGCCTGGCTGTTATCGATCTCGCTGTAGACGCCCGGCTTGCGCAGCGAAGCGACTCACCAATGCAATGTTCAAACTCGGCGTCACCCGCCGCGCCGCCATGGTCGCCGAAGCCATGCGCCGCCAGATCATCTCCCCGATGTGCTTCGTCCTGGCCACGCTGATGACCATGAACGCGGTCAGCAACATCCAGTCAGTCGAACCAGCTCGCCGCGACCGCCGTCCACCTTCGGTTCGGATCGCCCAGATACGCATCACACGCCGCGCCGAAACGTTAGAGCGCGCCGCCTAATCAGCCCAAAAGGAAAAATCATGATCGAACTCGGACAGAAAGCAGAAGACAAGATCACCGGCTTCTACGGAACCATCACCGGCCGGGCGCAGTACCTCACTGGTTGCGATCAGTACTGCCTGGCGCCACCCATTCGCCAAGGCATCAACGAGGTTCAGAAATCAGAGTGGTTCGATGAAGGCCGCATCAAGATTCTCGGCCCGGGTGTGACCGCTGCTGATGTAGCTGGTCCTCGTCGTGGTGGGCCGCAGCGAGACGCGCCTCGAGGGTAATGGACGGCATCACTGCTGCACCTTGGTGACAGGGTGCAGCGGGATGCAACCCAACCCAGAGGAATCACCATGTTCGGTATCGGTAAGAAGTTGTTCGGCGCAAAGCGCGCAGTCAAGAAGCTGGAAAATCGCGACCTGATGCAAGCCATCGTTGGTGGCTGCCTATTGGTGGCGGCGTCGGACGGCGAGATCAGCAAGAACGAAGCGGCTCAGATCGATATCCAGATCCGGGCCAACAAGGCGCTGGAACACTTCGGCTCCGAAATCACCAGCACGGTCAACCTGTTCACCGAACAGTTGCAGGCTGGCTTCCGCCTCGGTCGCATGAACATCATGCGCGAAATCCGCGACATCAAGAACAACCCGGCCGATGCGGAGGAAGTGTTCGTGAACATGCTCACTGTTGCGGAAGGCGACGGCAACATCAGCGCCGAAGAGATCAAGGTACTCGCCGAGATCGGCAATGAACTGGGCCTGCGTCTCAAAGACTTCGGTATCGAGGCGTGAGCAAGCGGCTCCGCCAGGTCTTGATCATCTCCGGGGCACTCTTCGCCCTGGGGATCCTCATCAACAGCATCGCCAGCCGAGGCGCCTGCTCCTACTACGGCTACCAGACCGACAGAGAAACCAAGTACGCGGCCTTCGTAGGTTGCATGGTGAAAGTGTCCGGCAATTGGGTGCTACGTAGCGAGCTGCGCGCCGTTCAGTAGGCATCACTTCTGCCCATTCATTGAGTGGGCAGCGGGATGCAGATCGGAAACAAATTGCACCTAACCGGAAAAGTTTTTCCATCTCAAGCACGGAGGATTTGCACCAATGCAGCATTAACGGCTTCACCTTGGTAGCGCAGAAAGCCTGAAGGCTGCGCCGCACATCCAGACAGGCAGCGGACAGTTGTGGCGTCGATGTCACCGCGCATCGGCCAGCCCTGAGCTGGTAGCCCGCCCGAACGCGTATGGACCACCGCTGATGAAACAAACCAAGGCCGACGCCAGTAGCGGGCCTTGGTATCCCCTTCTCTGCCTTTATCCGCCAGCACTCTCCCTGCGCCCAACGGCAACCAGCAGGCGGCCCGAGTGCTGACGAACAACCGCAGCACACATGAAGGAATCGTGATGAACCAGACCATTCGCCAAAAACAAGCGGTCCTGCAGGTGTTGCGGGATCGCCTCTCAATGTCCACTTCGGAGATGTACCAGATGATCGGTCGCGACGAGCCGGTGCGGGTGCCACGCTTTAACGTGGTGCCGTTGGGCAAGAACTGCTTCGATGTGGTCGAGCGCTCCACCGGCCTCTCCCGCGGCGCCCGGGCTGGTCACGTCAGCGCCTGCCATTATGCGCAAGAGCTCGAAGACAACGCCGACTTCGTCCAGTCCGTTGGCATGACTGCCCGCCGTTTCGGTCGCATCGCGCTTCGCTGGGTTACCGGCATGGCCGTGATGCTCACTGTGTTCGCTTACTACGGAGCTCAATGATGATCGGCGTACCAATGCCTAACTCGCGGGACTCGATGATCGACGACTTGAACCGCAAACTGGATCAGTTCTTTGGCGCCGGCGGCAAGGCTGAACCAGCTGCCGCCTTCAAGGCTGAACCGCGTCCACCCCGCTCGGACAAGATCGACCGCGACACCATCTTGAAGCGTCGTCGCCATTCCCCATCCCACACAGAGCGGATCGCACTGAGGCGTATCACGGAGTCTCTATGAGTAAGCGCAAGCCCAACAACATGCATGCCCGGGTCGAGCGATCCTGCCGGGCACTGCTCAGCACCAACCACGTCGCAGTGGTGAACATCGATCCCAGCGGCACGCAGATCATGGCGAACTGGAAGAGCTGCCGGCAGATTCGCAGTCTGGCGATCGCCAACGCCATCTTCGATTTCTCCTACCGCTGGACGATCTACATCGCCGCCATGTGTCGAGACGAGCGCGGCGCCGAGTACATCAAGTCGGTCGAGATCTCGCCCGAGGGCATCTACAAGGTCGAGCGACTGACCGACGCCATCGAACACTACTACTTGGAGCTGCGAAACAGCTGCAACCCAAACCACCTGGCTGCCTCTGGATGGATCGCTGTTCCCGCCGAGATATCCCTTGAAGAGGCGCAGGCCGCGAAGTTGTTCTATGCCGCCGGGGCCTGGCATCAGGTGAAGGTTGCAGCATGAGGCGTATCAACAACCAGGTGCGCCAGCGCCGACGACAGACATGGCTGGATCTACCGGCCCACGGAATTGAAGAGGCAGGCCATGGCCAAGAGCAACGCGGAATTACAGAAGGACAAGCGCGCCAAGGAGAAGGCGTTGCTCGACCGGATCGGCGCCGAGAAGCGATCGCTGATTGTTTCGAAGGCGCTTGATGATGCGCTTCAGATCCTCGGCGAGCGCCACGACTTCGAGGAATGGCAGGAGGCGGTATCGACGCTCTTAATCAACCTCGCCGCCGCGCCCGCCGAAGAGTCCGCCCGCTTCGCCAACATGTCGCGACCTAAACTCGTAGTTTATGAAAAGTGGTTGCGACAGCTCGAAAGGTTCCAAAAGAAGGAAACTGACGCCTAGCACGAATTATTTTTTTGTCTGGGCTAGGTCATGCTCAATACCAGCAAGCCACTTTCTCGCTTGCACGTATTCAGGGGTGTCACCAACGTTTGCAAACACCATGTCCAAATCGGACTTGGCAAGATCAAGCTTTGATAAGTTTGCCCTGGCGAGTCCGCGAAAATAGTAAGGGGTCATCCACTCTGGAGACTTAGATATCACTTCTGTACAAGCAACCTCTAAGAGAGCCCAATTCTTATCTTCTGACAATTTATTCAAACTCGGAAAAACCTCCTCCTCGAAGCTTCCGCCTATAACAGTTTTACTAAACCCAGTCTTAGCCTCCCTATAGGAACCGTCAAACGCACGAAACTTAGTTATCCCACGAGATGCGTTGGCAGCCTTACCATTTAGTTCATCAATTTGCTTTTGCTTTTCTTCGAGCTGATGCTTGTAATCCTTAACGCTTTCCAACAACTCGTTCTTACCTGACACCAACTCATCTATTTTACCGTCGTTCACCTTATCAAGTTGATGGTTGACATACTCCAACCCAAAAGTCGAAACCAATACAAAAACTGCACCAGTACAACTAACAACTTTCAGCAAAGTGCTCCACGTCTCATAGCTCATAACGCCCCCGTTAGCCGGCTCCATGCCGGTAACCCGTAATACCCCAACCAAAACCAAATTGCCACCACCGGTCACGGAGGGCGGCGCCTGACTGGAAATCACTTATGACAATCACCGCACCGGTCATCCGCTACCACGGTGCCAAGTTCCGACTCGCACCTTGGGTACTTCAGCACTTCCCGCCGCATACCTGCTACGTAGAGTCATTTGGCGGCGCCGCCGGCGTGCTGATGCAGAAGCCTCGATCTTACGCAGAGGTTTACAACGACCTAGACGGCGACATCGTGAACCTTTTCCGAGTCCTGCAGGATCCAGTGACGCGATCGGGACTTACCGAGCGGCTGGTGTTCACTCCCTACTCCCGCGAGGAGTTTGAACTGTCATGGGAGCCGAGCGTCGAGCCGATCGAGCGTGCGCGCCGAACGATCATTCGCGCCCAGATGGGCTTCGGCTCCGCCGGCGCGACCAAGGGAGTCACCGGGTTTCGCATCGACACGAAGCGGCAATACGGCACAGCCCAGTCACTTTGGGCGACGTACCCGGAGCAGCTTGCCGAGGTTGGCCAGCGCCTGAGCGGCGTACTCATAGAAAATAGGCCCGCGATTGAGGTGATTCAGGCCCACGACGGGGCGAAAACCCTGCACTACGTCGATCCGCCCTACGTGCACGACACCAGGTACAAAGGCGCATCGAGCGGACGGTACTACAAACATGAAATGGACGACGCTGCGCACCGCGGCCTGCTCAGCGTTTTGCTCGAGCTAGAAGGAATGGTCGTTCTGTCGGGATACCCGAGCGACTTATATGCCGAGCTTCTTCCAGGCTGGGCGAGTTATAGCACCTCGGCGCGCATATCCGCCGGGCGTGGTACTGCCAGCCGAACTGAATGCATCTGGCTGAATCCAGCCTGTGTCGATCGCGTCAGCCAGATTGGCCTGGACCTCGTCGAGCGAGTCTAACCCTCGTTCAATCCCGGTCCTTCACTTTTTCGTCGACGCGCATTTTTTGAAGCTTATCCACGTAGCCTGCACGATCGCCACTTGGTTCAAAACTTCTTCGTACATGAAAACAAACTCTTGCTCTTGGAACGCATCAGAGCTCACGGCGTGATCTATAAGCCGACGGATTTCGTTAACTGAGGCCAAAATACCGAAATAGCCGCGAACCAAATCTCCTCTTCCCAGCTCATGCGCTGGCAACTGGGTCAACGAATGGATTGACGACTCGAGCCATTGCCTATTTACGAGTTTCCAGTTTTCTTTGAAAACGAATGCCACCGGCTTTCCTCGTACAAAAGTCCCAAGAACCGTGACGAAAATTGCCGCGCTCTCAACAACCGCTATTAACGCGTCGGTTTTGTTTTGCATAGCTTCTTCTACCGCTTTTTCTTGGTCTCGGCGTTGTGAGGACGCTAAAAAAAACGCGATACCGAGAGCAGCGATTGAACCAATAGCTTGAACCCAAGATGCCAGTCCTGGGTGACCTTCGATCCAGCAAGACACGACTTCCCAGCTCATAACCCACTCCCCTGTAGATCCCGGAACTATACCGGCGAGGATCCCCTATGTCCGCACAACAGAAATTCCCCCAGATTAATTCTTGTCAGCCAAGCATGGGCCTGCCCTTCGAAAAGGAACTGGTGGTGGATTTGTTCGCCGGTGGCGGTGGCGCCAGCACCGGCATTGCCCGGGCGTACCGGGAGCCGGACGTGGCGGTAAACCACAACCCGATCGCCTTGGCCGTGCACCGCGCTAACCACCCGCAGACTGCGCACTATGTCGCGGACGTATTCGAGGTCGATCCGGTCCACGCCACCGGAGGCCAACCGGTCGGAATCCTCTGGGCCTCGCCCGACTGCCGCCACCACAGCAAGGCCAAGGGCGGTGCGCCGCGTGATCGCAAGGTTCGTGGACTAGCATGGGTGGTCGTTCGCTGGGCGCACGCAACCCGGCCGCGCCTGATGTTCCTGGAGAACGTTGAAGAGTTCTGCGACTGGGGACCGGTAGATGAGGAAGGCCAGCCAATCAAGGCCGAGCGCGGTCGCACCTTCAAATCGTTTATTGCCGCGCTCAGCACCGGGCTGCCGGCCGATCACCCCGACATGCCGGAAATTCTTGAGTCGATCGGAGAGTTCGTGCCAGTGGAAGCGCTTGTTCGCGGCCTAGGCTACAACGTCGAATGGCGCGAACGCATCGCGGCAAACGCCAACGCCCCGACAATTCGGAAGCGTCTGTACCTGGTGGCCCGCAGTGACGGAAAGCCGATCGTCTGGCCAGCACCAACGCGCCACAAAGTGCCGACAGCAAAGCAGCAACCTTGGCGCACCGCTGCCGAGTGCATCGACTGGAGCAACCTCGGCCGCACGATCTTCCGTGACAAGCCGATGGCGGTGAACACCATGCGTCGCGTAGCCAAGGGCTGCTGGCGACATGTGCTGACCAGCGCGAAGCCGTTCATTGTCCCTATGCGCGGAACATCACAGGCGCACACCAGCACCCACGGCGTCGACGAGGCGTTATCGACCATCAGCGCAGGCGGCACGCATCACGCATTGGTGCAGCCGATAGCGGCACCGTTCCTCACCGAGTGCGCCAATGGTTCGTCACAGCGTAACTTCAGCGCGGTCGAGCCGCTGCGAACGCAGGTTGCACAGGTAAAGGGTGGGCACTTCGCCCTGGCTGCCTGTCACCTGACCCATCTCACGCATCACGGTGAGCGCAGCGGGTATTCTCCGGATGATGCTTTTCGCACCGTCACCGGTGCCAATCGTGGAGAGCAAGCAATTGTCGCCGCGTCGATGGTCACCCTGCGAAAGGGATCTGTCGGCGCCGACGTTGGTGGCCCACTTGGTGTGGTCGCCACAAGTACCGGGCATCATGCGATATCGGCCGCGTTCTTCGAACAGGCAAACGGCGGCTTCTACGATGGCGACGGCCGCGCCGCTGATTCGCCCCTCTCCACCATCTGCCAGTCTGGCGCCAACCAGCGATTGGTGAACGCCTACCTGGTGAAGTACTACGGCAACGAGAAGGACGGAATTTCGCTCGCGGAGCCGATGCACACCCTGCCGACGAAGGACCGGGTCGCCCTGGTCGAGGTGGTGCAGGTGCCGGACACGCTGACGCCAGAGCAGATGGAAGGCGCACGCCGCTGTGCCGCCTTCATGCACGAGTATCTGCCGGAACACTTCAAAGACCCCGCCGAGATGGTGATGGTCGGCGGCTATATGCTGGTGGACATCACCCTGCGCATGCTGCAACCGCCTGAGTTGAAAGCGGCGCAGGGCTTCGACCGGGACTACATCATCGACCGCGGCCTGTTCGTTGACCAGGTCACCGGCGCCGAGGAGTGGCGCGACATCAACAAAACGGACCAAGTCCGACTGATCGGTAACAGCGTCTGTCCGGACGAAGCCGAAGCACTGGTCGCCGCAAACGCCGCGGAGATCATCGAGCTATATCAGCATATCTCGGCATAACTTAATAAACTTCAATACCTGACTTACCCTTAGAGAATACGTCACGTACTCCAAATCAATCTGCCTGCGCTGCTCAGACAAACTTTCTAATTTACCGTCCTTTCCCGAACGAATACCCAAGCGCCAAGGTTATAACAGGGAGAAAAATCGACCAAACACCTTTAACGGCATCAAGAATTTCAACTGCCGTCATCGCAGGTGGCGCGAACGTCCTGATATATATAGCGCCGCAGGTTACAGATCCAATTATAAAACACCAAACAATAGTTATATAAACAAACGTATCTTTGGCAAACTCACCAGAACCAATCTGCCTTGTTATAGATCCTTCTACTTGCTGCACAGGCTGCGGCTTCGTATTTTCTATACGAGTTTTAATCAAATCGCCTTCTACTTGACCCTCAGGAGGATGCGCATTGCCGATCATACGATCTCCTCAACCCAAATAGCATAGTCTAACAACCTAGATTCGGACTTAGACCCGGAGTACAACTTAGTCCAATAGGTTATGAAAATTTTCCACTTTTCAGATTGAGCAATGGATATAGGGGTATACATATATTGCCCCTTAACGCTCGCATGATTAAACAAATCCAAGTATAGCTTTCCTTGACTCTCATTCACCTTATACCTAACTTTCCCATCATCTGATAGAAAGCGAATAACACACGACCATTCATCAAGGAAAATTTCAACTTCAGGACTCTCACCTGTCAGCGGCACAGACTCGCTAGTGACCATAAAACGATTACCAACTTTTGTACGCACTTCTGGAGAAAACACTTCTTGCATATAATTACCCTTAGAGTATTAATCGAGCAGCTGTGACAATGGCGCTCGTCGTACCATACAGAAATCATAACACGCAAACTTCTGTCTCTAGTACTAATCCCCCCCAAAGTCAGCCGCTATAGCGGCAAGGACGAAGTCATGCCTGAAAAATATGTTTTGCCCGTCGTCTCGGCCGGCATTGAATACGCCTACTCCAACAATGGTGAGGAATGGACTGCTGACTGGTGTTCGTTCCTGAGCCAAAACGATGAGCTCGCACCTGGTGCTGAGTGCCAACGAGGCGTAATCCACTATGCAGATCCTGCCGAGTTCGTCGATTCGGACGCTGTGATTGATGCCATGGCAAATAACGCGGCATCGAGCGACCTGGGCGAATGGGCCGATGATTTTCCGAACGTCAGCGCCGATGCCAAGCAAGAACTGGAAGACCTTCTCGACGCCTGGGCTCGCAAGAACTGCGAATGCACGTTCTACCGCGTCAAGAACATCGAGACGTTCACGATCAGCGCTGAAGACTTGGATCAGGAAAAGGTGACGCCATGATCATCCCTATTGCAGCGCGGCTCGACATGCTCTGGCTCATCGACCAGGGGCCGTGGCGGTAAGGGTTCACCCCGCCAGTCACCTCAGGGGAGAAAGCGTGTACGCAACTGGTGAGGTGAACCAATAAACCGTAGCTCACCTTCAAAGCGCCCTTCACACCCTCCATCTGAAATTTACGTAACCACCCACTGCTGCCCCGGGCGGCTTGGAGCACCCAATGAGAAAAGAACTGATCAAGATCAGTGAGTTTCAGCGCCGGCGCTGGGGCGAGAACGGTACACCGCAATGCCCCCAGGCGATTCGCAACCACATCCGTAAC